TTCCATTCCGGGCGGGGGTCGCCCACCGGGAACGGAAGACTGAACGCCGCCTCGACGGCGGTGATCAGATCGAGAATCTCCGAGATGCCCGCGGCCGTGTAGCCGTCGCGCAGCGGCGGGATGCCTGCAGGCCAGCGCCGCAACAGCAGGGCGCGCGCCTCGGGGATCGTGCCGATCAGGTTGATCCGCTGCTGACACCACTGCGCCATCGCGTCGGCCCACTCGTCGCCGTCGGGCGTGGAGGGCACCAGATGGTCGTTTAAGGGTGGCTCGTATCCAGCAACACCCCCCTCCAAGATCGCTACCTCGTCCGAGGCGGGCAGCTCGAACGCCACGGCGAAGTCCTCACGCTTGCGCCACTTGCGCACCTGCTGCACGATCGCCGCGCCCTCGCGCCCCACGCTCAGGTCGGCCCACATCAGCTCGCACTTCGCCGCCCCGACTGGGAGGTGGACCAGCACCCCCCAGCCGGTGTGCAGCGAGGGCGGAAACTCGCTGCGCTCGTTGGTCTCTACGTCGTAGAAACAACCGTCACAGTAGATCGCCAGCTGGATGCAAAACCCCGGCAGTGAGTACTCCAGCGACTTGCCGGTCTTCAGGTCGCCGATGAACATCGTCCCCGGCGGGACCAGCGAACCGTCCGGCAGACGCAACTCACGCGTCGTCTCGTAGATGCGGTCGGTCGTGCCCGCCCCCCGCCAGCGGTCCGAGCAGACGTGCACCTCGATCCAGCGGGACTTCAGCCCCGCCGCGTCGAGCATCATCAGGTAGGCGGCCAGGTCGGCTGCGAACGGTTCGGGGGCCATGAAGCCCTCCTCCGTCTCCAGTCGGTGCGACATGGCGTGGAGGGCGGTGCCGAGGTCGGCGGCTTCGTCGCCGCGTCCCAACATGATCGCCTGGTCGCGGAGATCCTTGCGGCCCTCCTTGATCCCCTTCTTCGCCGCCACCCCGGCAGCCAGCGCGGGAGACGAAGCGACACCGTCCATGGCCCGATCAATGCGCCAGAGCGTGAGGTTGGATTCGTCGTCCAGATCACGACCCCAACTTGATGGTCGGGAGTAGCGGTCCCATTTGCTGGGGTCGTCGAGGCGCTTGACCATCGGCGCACCATTAGCTCGACGGAAATCTTTCGCCGGGGGTTCATCGGCGAACTCACTCAGGTCGATCGGGTCCATGACCGTTGCGTCCCTTCGCTGCGTTGACGATCCGCGACAGCGGCTTGCGCTGCTCGATCAGATCGGCGATGAGCTGATTGAGTCCGAGCTTGTCGGAGCGGGCGCGTGCGATGCGAGCGTCCAGGTCGTCGAGTTCGGTCTGTGCCTCGGCGACGATTCGTTCTGTCGTGTCCATGATTCCTCCAGTGTGGGCGATGGGTGTAGCAAGGCTCGGAGGCAGCGGCTGCACTGCCAGGCGTCGAACAGGCCGATGTGCTCGGGGATCGGGTCGGCGCAGGTGCAGGTGAGATCATCCATTGGCCAGCACCGCCATGATCGACGTCGCCACCCCGTAGCGACCGATCAGCAGGGCCTCGGCGCGGTTGTGGTCCTTCGCCCGGTTCAGCCAGTCCGACATCCCCGGCATCAGCTCGATCGCTCGCATCCGCGCCTGGCGCTTGCGCTCGATGTCGGTGAACCCGCCACCGGTCAGCCCGGCGGCACGCTGCCATTCCTGCGGGCGCACCCACGTCAGCGGTAGCTGGGCGATGCCGACCGCGGTGCGCAGTGCACCGTTGGAATCGCCCTGTGAGTACGCCGCCTTCGAGCCGTTCTTCGGCATGGCGTGGGTCAGCTCGATGAACGCCTCGTCGGCCTCCCACAGCTTCAGCTGCCGGAACACCGCGGTGCCGTCGACGCCGTGCACGCCGAGTGGCATGTCCATCACCGTCGTCGGGTAGCCCTCGACGAACAGGGCGATGGCTCCCGTCTTGCCGGGGTCGATGCCGACGATCCTCATGACAGGTCGATGCCGCTGGCCGAGGTGAGCAGCTCGCAGAGCATGGCGTTGAGCGACTGCCCGCGTTCGGCGGCGAGGGCACGCAGCTCCTCGCGGCCTCGCCAGGGGACGCGGACCATCAGTGACACCTTCGTGTCCTCTGGAGCGTTACTTGGTGATTGGAACATACAGCACAGTATAGCACATGCTGCGATAGCAGTCCAGCGGTTCCTTGACGGGACGTGAGACAATGCGCTCATGTCGAAGGGCTTCGTCCCGGTCCGCCAAGATCCGCGCAAGATGCGCTACATCGAGTGGCTCACCACGCCGCCCACCCACCGGCAGCCCCCTACCGAGGTGGAGCTGGCTCGCGAGATCGACGTCTTTCCCAAGACGCTCTACAACTGGCGCCAGGAACGAGAGTTCCGCGAGGTGTGGTCCGACGACACTGACCGCGTTGTCGGCGGTGAGGACCGTCGGCAGCGCGTGATGGACGTTCTCTACGACGCCGCCGTCGATGCCCGCAACCCGCGCCACGTCCAGGCGGCCAAGCTGTACTTCGACACCCTCGGGGCGATCAGCCCCCCACGCGAAGGCGTCAGCGGCAAGGCCATCGGCATGCTCACCGACGACGAGATCGAACAGCTGCTGAGCCGCGGCATCCTCGAACAACACGACCGCCGGGATGAAGTCGATGCCAGCAGCTGAGAGCGGCTACCAGCCGCGCAACACGCCCGCTGAACGCCGCGCCTTCTTCGATGTGCAGCGTCAGATCACCGAGATCCTCGCTTCCATCGCTGACCACACCGCCGCCATCGCCGTGCTCGAAGCGCGCGTCGACGACCTGGAAACCCCGTGACCGTTGTCGACGGCTACAGCCTGGAGGAATTGGTCCAGGAGCGTGAGTGGCGCAAGGTCGCTCCGAAGTGGGAGGACTCCAGCGCCGACGAGAAGATCGAAGCCTTCCGGTACTTCTGCTCCAAGTACTGGTGGATCAGACACCCCGAGCGGGGCCGCATCCACTTCGAGCTGTTCGAGTCACAGGTCGAGTCGGTCTACCTGTGGCTCACCGAGCGCTACTCGATCGCCCTCAAGGCCCGCCAGATCGGGTTCTCCACCCTCATCTCCACCTACTGCTTCTGGCTGACATACTTCTACAGCGATCGCGCCATCGTCATGCTCAGCAAGACCGAGCGCGACGCCGTGAAGCTGCTCGACAAGGCCAAGTACGGCAGTCGCTTCCTCCCCGACTGGATGAAGCACCGAGGGCCAGTCGTCCAGATCAACCAGACCCGGATGGCCATGAGCAACGAGTCGTACCTGGAAAGCCTTCCGTCCGCCTCGGACCCAGCTCGCGGTGAGAGTGTCTACACGGTCGTCGTCGACGAACTCGGTCTGCTTCCAAACTCGGAGGAAGCGTGGGCCGCCATCGAGCCGATCGCCGACGTGGGTGGCAGGGTGGTCATGCTCGGTACCGCTCATGGTGAGGGCAACCTATTCCACAAGCTTTGGGTCGGGAGCCAGAACCACACCAACCGCTTCAAGGGCATCTTCTTCCCATGGTGGTCCGGCGACCGCGACCAGGACTGGTACGAGTCCAAGAAGCGCGACCTGCCGGACTGGCAGCTGGCCCAGGAGTATCCATCCGATCCCGACGAGGCGTTCCTGCGCTCCGGTCACCCCGTGTTCAACGTCGACACGCTGCGCGCCATGGAAGCCCTCGACCCGATGCGCGGCCGCCTCCTGCCCCAGGCCGAAGGTGCGCCCCTGTTCGAGGCCGAAGGCGGCGACCTGCGCGTCTGGGAGATGCCCGTCGCCGGGATGCGCTACGCCATCGGGGCCGACGTCGCCGAAGGACTCGAACACGGCGACTACTCCGTCGCCATGGTCATCGAGGCCAAGTCACGCCGCCTCGTCGCCGTCTTCCACGCCCGCATCGACTCCGACCTGTTCGGCTCGAACATCCTGTACCACCTCGGCAAGTGGTACAACAACGCCCTCATCGGCGTGGAGTCCAACAACCACGGCCTCACCACCAACAAGGCCCTTGCCCGCGTCGGCTACAGCCCGATCTACCACCAGCGTGCCCTCACCAAGGCCACCACCGGACAGCCCACCGAGACGCTCGGCTGGCGCACCACCTCGATCA